CGTGTCGTATGTGCGTGTCAGTACCCGCCGGCAGGGTCAGAGTGGTCTCGGTATGGAAGCCCAGCAGAATGCAGTGCGAGCGATGGCAGCACGCAATGGCGCACAGATCATCTGCGAGTACACCGAGCAAGAGTCCGGCAAGTCGGCGACCCGACCGAAATTGCTGGAAGCAGTGCGGCACGCGAAGCTCACCAACTCGACGCTGGTGGTCGCCAAGCTCGACCGTCTCGCCCGCAACGCCTGGTTCACCAAAACATTAAAGGAGTCCCGACTCAAGTTCGTGTGCTGCGACAATGAGCACGCAAACCCCCTCACAATCGACATTCTGGCCGCCATAGCTGAGCACGAAGCCCTGGCGATCGCCCACAGAACCAAAGTCGCCCTCGAAGTGGCCAAGAATCGAGGCAAATTGCTCGGTTCGGCCCGCCCGAACCATTGGAAAGGCCGCGAAGACCGGGCCCGGCTGGGTCAGGAGCGGGGCCAGCCCCTTGCAACAGAGCGGAATGCAAAGAACGCTGAGGAGTTCTACTGCGATTTCCTTGTGCCTGAGTTCAAGCGCCGTCGCGAAAGTGGTGAGTCGTTGGAGACCATCGTCGAGTGGCTCAACGCGAATCACTTTCAGACTCGCAGGCAAAAACAGTTCACAGTAGTTGCGGTCTGGCGCATCATCAAGCGGTATCTTGGCACTGAGTATCTGGGGAGGGTTGCAGTAGCATGAGAGAGTTAGATCGGCTGACAAAAGACATTGCAGGCGAGTTGGTACGACTTGGATTCCGGGTGTTCGATCCATCAGGCTTGTATCTTCAGAGTGAGAAGCTGAATGCCCGCATCATACGGCGCGAGGATCACACCGACGTGCAGTTCGGGGAGCGTAAGACATTTGACCGATGGTCCAACAGTATCAACTTCTTCGTGTGCATCCAGCATGATGAACCATCAGCGGATTTGGAGTGGGCAATTGCTCAGGCTGAACGCATCTGCGATTCCGGCTTATTCAACTTCGCCTCGTACTTTCACGCAATCGAACTAACAAGGTGAGTCAGAACATGCACGTCGTTCGAGTAACCATGCTGCCGAAAGAGTTGTTCGACAAGACCCGCAAGCTGCTCAGACTCTTGAGTCACGGAGTCGCGATCGCCATGCAACAGGACAATAAGTACGCGATGATCTTTGATGTAGCGCCCAACTTCGGCGCGCCCTCGTCCGACGTGTGGGCTGAATCGACGGCCGAAGTGTTTCGAGAGAACGGTTTCAATGCTGTGGCTGCGGAGATACCAACTAGACCTATTGGAGAGCGCCGTGCTGTATTTCATCGTTGAAGTCAAGAGTCAGACACAAGGTTGGACGCCTGTGAACTTCATTCAAGCCCAAAGTGGCCGGCAAGCGATTGACTTGGCGGAAGAAGTTCTGGGGAGCATGTTTCCTAGCTACACCTTTCCATTAGATTCACACCGCGTTCGCCGTGTCGACCATGCCAAATACACACAAGAGGCCCGAAATCTGCTGGAAGCCCGCGACACCCACAATCACTGGGCCTCCCGACTGGCAGAATTGGAATCTTCGGATCAAGTAGCCGCTCTGCTTGACCCGAGAGCCCTTTAGTTTGTTATTCCACTTGACTTTCACTGTTTTTGTGGTATGCTTGAGTTAGGAGACAACAATGAACAGAGAGCAATGGCTCAGTGAATGTATGACCCAACTGCGGCCAGACTTTGGTCGCGCGGGCTTCGCGCTGCCGGATCGAATCCGCTGCTCGTGCAGTTGGCCGTCGAAGTCAGCTCTCGCTTTGCGAAAGAAAAGAGTTGGTGAAGCCTGGTCTGCCGAGTGCTCGGGAGACGAGCATTTTGAGACCTTCATTTCGCCCTTCTTGAAGGACTCCATAGAAGTCGCGGCCACCTTGGTTCACGAATTGGTACACTGTGCGGCGGGTCTTGAAGCAAATCATCGTGGGCCATTCAAGCATTGTGCTCGGGCCATAGGTCTGGAGGGAAAGTTGACGGCTACGACAGCCGGAGAGCAACTCAAATCCCGTCTGCAAGAGATCATTGCTGAGTTGGGCGAGTACCCACATGCTGCCCTGGACAAGGGCCAGAGCAACGCGCCGCCGAAACAAACAGTAAGACAACTTAAGATCATTTGCTCCAAACCTACATGTGGCTGTGTTGCGAGAATCACACGCAGATGGTTGGATGAAGTAGGACTGCCAACATGTGGCTGCGGCTCAGCAATGGCAGAGGAAGAGAAGTCGGAGCGGGCCGAGAAGTTCCTTGAGAAGATCGCTGAAGACTGAACATGGACATCAAACCATTCAAAACTTTCATACGCCCGGAAGGACATACCTGCTCAATCAGCACCGGCATCCACGAGTGCTTGACAATTGGTCGCGGTAAGCTGGATGATAATGGCTTCTGGTCGACACCCTGTCCGGTGTGCGCTCGGGCACACGAGGAGCAGTTTGCTGAGTGTGGGCCAGTTTGGCCGCACGCACCCGAACAACTCAAGGAGATGGGATTGTGAAACCAAGTGCCGTGAAAGTTGGAGTGACTTACGTGAATCGCGGAGCCGGGCGCACGCGAAGAACTGTCTTGGCGATCGGGGACGGCCACCGGCCAGACAATTGGTTTAGCTCGAAACCAAGACCGGATGAACCCGGCGTTCTTTTTGAGCAGAAGGGTCAGCGACATACCTTGTATCTTTCCTCGTTTGCCCATTGGGCGAAAGGACCCGCATGAGTGAGTACGACATCTACATCGACGTAGGAATTGTTGCGACTGTCGAGTGCGCCGGCTGCGGCAATACAGATGATGCCAGTGGCACAGAAGAGTCTGAGGCAGTGGCCCAACTCGCCCGAGGCTTGAAGCGAGAGGGCTGGCAAGTCATCGACAATAACCTGTACTGCGCTGACTGCGCCCGCAATATGAAGTCGAAGAAGATGCGATGAAGCTCAAGCTAATTAAGCGACCTGATGGCTTGTGGATCACCGGCTTCCCTGCCGGCTTCGACGAGCACGGGCCCTATGATGACAAGGCTGAGGCTGAGGAGGATCGTGCCGGGCTGGAGCGAACGCTGGAATACTGGGACGCCGAGAATCAATGTTGGAAACCCCTCCCGAAGAGGCGACGACTGTGAGCAACAGAAATCTCCCATTTTCTTCTTGACTTTCACGGATTTTGTGGTATGCTTCGTGTAGATTCACACTCTTGAGGAAACCACTATGAGCTACCTAATGATTCAGAATGCCGGTGTCGCCCCGGCCGAAGCGTACACCATGCTGGGCGTGAGCACGACCCGTGACTGCGGTGTTGAGGGAACCATAGGCCAGTTCGGCTCCGGCACTAAGCACGCTATCAACGTGCTGCTCCGTGCAGGCTTGAAGTTCTTCATCTACTGTGGACCTACGAAGTTGGAGTTCTTCACAAAAGACGAATCGGTCAATGACGGCTTGGTCTCCAAGACCGTGCAGCGCGTGTGCGTCAAGTTCAGCGGAACGTCGCAGAAAACACTCGATCTGTCGTGGGTCGTGGACTTCGGCTCCCTCGATTGGACCGAGATCGCGATGGCCCTGCGGGAGTTTGTCTCCAACGCTCTGGATCGGACGATCCGTGAGAATCACGGCGAGTTTGGCCCGTCTATTGTGTCGGGGGATTTGGCCGTGTGCATCGTGGAAGAGGCTAAGATTAAGGCTAAGGCCGGCTTCACACGGGTGTTCATTGAAGCCAGCGACGACGTGTACCGCTACTTTGGCGAACTGCCACGCCGCTTTCTGCATTTCTCGAATCACCCGGAGCACGTCCGCCAGACGATCCTCCTTAAGGCCAATCGCAACCTCGGCGAGTCGAAGACCCCGATGGTCTACCGCTGCGGCGTCTTCGTCCGCGAGATTCAAGGCGAGAAGGAAACATCGCTCTACGACTACAACTTCGCGGCAAAGGACATTACCATCGACGAGAGCCGCAACAGTTCGGACTATTCGGTCCGGGCCGCTTGCGCCAAGGCCCTGCGGTCAGCATCCGCCGATCAATTGGTCCCCTTCCTGCGGTCGTTGACCGCGATGGAATCCTCGTTCGAGAGCGGGCTGGACCCGTATTACCTGTGCTCAAACTGTTATGAGCCCAGCGCCAAGGAGAAGGGCAACTGGTCGGCAGCGTGGACGGCGGTAGCCGGCGATGCCGTGCTCTGCGGAAGCCATGCCACGGTCGACTTCGTGGCTCGCAAGGGATTCACGGCCAAGCCGATCCTGGCACAGAACTTAGTTGAGCCGCTGGGCCGGTTAGGCATCAAGACCGACACTCAGGTGCTCACGTCCAGTGAGAAGAAGGGCCACGACAAGATTGAGGCCACCCCGGCCGCCCAAGCCGCTGTGAACCGTGTGTGGGGTTGGATTGAGAATTGCCACATGACCAACGGCCGCGCTAAGCCCTATGTCGGCTCGTTTCGCGCGATTCAGTCCGCTGACGCCAAACTCAATGGCTTCTGCGATGAGGATGGCGTCTTCCTGGAAGAGTCCCATGCTAGTGGCTTGACCAAGGATGTGTTGCAGACCGCCCTGGAAGAGTGCATCCACTGGTGTACTGGGTCCGGCGACAAGTCCCGCGACTTGCAGGAGTTTGCTTTCCGCATGATTGTGGAAATGGCTCTTTGACTTTCAGCAATCAACCCAGTCTACTTGAGGCGATGATGCGGATTATGCCACTTGTGTGGCATTATTTGCTTCTTTAGGTTCGTGGTGTAGAATTCAGTGTACTGGAGAAAGCTATGAGTCCTGAACTCTGTCGTCTAGCCCGTTATCGAGGCGTGCCGGGAGTCCGTCACGCGGGCGACTTGCGTATGTGCATCTTCCGACAGTTCACTCAAAAGGAAAAAGAAGAGTGGCACTGCCGGGTGGGGATTTGCGTAGTGGTGACGCTCAGTGTGTTTATTGCGGTCCTTTGGCGTTGCTATTCAGTTGACATTTCCGGTAATGTTGCCTTGGCTTTTGCGGCCTTCCCTGCCAGCCTTGCTTGTGGCCTGACGGCTCCCGACCCACTCCGTATGGCTCTGCGGGAGTTTCGCCGGAAGCTGCAAGACGAACTTCAGCAGCAAGATGAAGCCCAGCGAATCGAACGGGAACAACAAGGTTTGTGAGGTTTGTGATGATTGAACGTAATGAGTTTAATTGGGGTATCGAGTTGTCTACGGTTCCTTTTGAAGGGGGTTCCCGTCTTGGATCGCTGGCAATTCGATCTGAGATTCACGTCCCACACCCTAAACGCGGCCCAACCGTGAAGATTACGTTCACAGGGGCTATCGCCTCGCAACCTTTGGATTTGATTGCTGCTCAAACGTGGGCATCAGCGATGAATGCGATGGTTCTGGAGACTAAGAGTGTTTTGTCTGAGATGAAATCGGCAATGCCTAAGAAGGCTCATCGCAAGAAGTCCTAGCCGTCCGGGCATCCGTGCCCGTTGTTCTCACTCCTGATGCTCACTCCTGATTCTTTAGCCAGGATGCAACCGCCTTGTCTAAGATGGCGGCTTGTTCGGTGAAGACTCGATCGCCCCTGTGATTTGCACAGAACTGGATGCACCTGGCGTCTTGGGGATTGTGCGTCTTATCCAGTAGCAGCCGATATTGGTCAATCGGGTTGGGCTTCGGCCGGGTGTCGATGATGTACTGGCCCGGCCCAATGAAGCCGTCTATACACAGCACGTTGAGGATCAACTGCACATTTGTGGTGCGTTGACCGCAGCGGATGTGGTCCGCCAGGGCGCGGGCATTCCAAGCCGATGTCAGTTCTGCGGTCACGCGGTATTCAACCGCCAATCCACCCGCTCCAGTGGCGCGAAGAAAGTCGTAGTCGCGTAGGCGGTAGACTTCAGCAAAGTAAGTCTCCAGTGCGCGATAATGGACTCGATACACCGGCACTGTGATCGCCGGCAGCTTGGGCTTCGGCTTATCAGCCGGCCACGCTTGGGGCTTGGGCTCGGGTTTCGGGTAGTTTCGTTTGATGAGCATCTTAGAACTCGAAGGTGTCGGGGGTCTTGGGCTCCAATGTGACGCAAATGTTGAACGCCTCGTCGCCCAGACGAAGAGCAACCCCTTCTGCCGCGTCATTCTCACGCAAGTAGTCGACTGCTTTCCAGACTTCTTCCCGGTCGTAAAGGCCCAGATGGACTACTGGGTTCACCTGGCCCCACCGTCCAGTGCCGCGTCGATAGAGAATCACGTAACTTCGCATCGTTTACACGCCCCATAAAAAGGTGTCGGGAGTTGATCTGTAATCTAAGCGGCCTTGACGCGACTTTGGATTGCCGCGTCGGCAAGATATTTTGGGAATTATTGGCAAAAAGAGGGTGAAAATGAGTCGTATATACAGGAAGGTAAGGTGCCGACATGCCGCTGCAACGAGTCGACGATCCAGCAGACTCTCGGAGGTGCAAATCACCAACTCCGACCGGGCAGTGTTGGAACGTGGCCGAAGAGGGTAGCGATCACTGTCTCGCTCACGCCCCACGCCCCACGATTTCACCTACCAAACGCATCTACCTGCTCCAACGGGCAGACGAGCAGAAGAGGCTCGCCGAACTGGCGGATCACGATGAGGTGAAATCGCTGCGGGAAGAGATCGCTCTGACCCGCATGATGATTGAGATGTGGCAAAACGAGATGAAGACTGATACCGACCGGATGCTCAAATGGCCCGCGTGTGAGCGAGCAATTCAAACGGTTCATAGGTTGGTGAAGGATTGTTTCGTTATCGAGCAGAATCTCGGGTCGCTAATGTCGACGAAGACTGCAATGCGACTGGCCAACACGATCGTCCAGATCGTAATTGATCGGCTGGAAGGTATTGATGACTACGAACTGATTGTCGATGACATTATTCAACGGGTGACTGCGGTGGTGACATCAGCCAGGAATGAAGAGATCGTGCGAACGGTCACTCTTTTACCCGCCCCGAGTAATTTGCGAGACCTTTTGTGAATCTTCCCACTTTCTGTGCTTGCGGTCGCACCGTCCGTTACGCCAATGAAGCGCGTTGCGAGGATTGCTGGGTATTAGATCAAGTCAAGTATCACGGTAAGAGTCGCGCGGTATCAACAATTGTGCTAGGTCCCGGGGAGGTGATGAATGTTCCCGTTCAAATCAAAACTGTGGTTGCCGGGGGATACTGAGTTCAAAGCTGGGGATATTGTGGCGTATGCTGGCCGATGCTGGCTTTCTGCCGCCATAAATGTTTGCACCTATGGTGTACCGCTGTGGAGTCCTTCGCACGTTGGAATCCTCGCTCACGCCCCTGACGGTCGCTTGCTGGTGTTTGAGGCCACGACAGCAGATCGTGGCTCCTGTGAAATCACGCATCAACCTATTCATGGTGTACAAGCGCATCCGCTTGAGTACATGCAAAACATCTATGAAGGCCGCGTGTGGGTCTACCCCCTGTATCGTGGTCTCTACTCGTTTGAAGAGGAGCGTCTCACCGAGTTTTTGATGAGCATGATTGGCCGTCGATACGATGCCCTTGGCGCATTGAGATCGGCCGGAGTTGGCTTGTCATGGGTCGAGAGTTTGTTCCGAGAGTCCGATCTGACTTTTCTCTTCTGCTCAGAACTTGTAGCAGCGGCTTATGCAGCAGTTGGTCTGCACGCCACTGAAAACGTCAGCCGTTGGAATCCGGCGCGTTTAATTCGGCATTTTCGCTGGTGGCATCGGCTGCTTGTTAGACCACGGAGGCTGAAATGAAGCGGCTTCTATTAGTCGTATTGCTCATAGTTGGCTGTGAGGCCCCGAACAACAAACTGCATCGAATACCGAAGAAAGAACGTCCCGCCGTCAACCTGCCTCTATCGCTGAGGCAACACAACTGGATCGGCAATCGAGGCGAGGGCTCGTGTGTCTGGGCTTCCACCATCACGTTGCTGCGCTGGCAGGGGCGGTATCAAATGGCCGATTGGATTCGGCAACACTATGGAAATGGCGAAGTTCCAGATGATTGGGCGGAAAAGATGGACCGAGCGGGTATCCGCTATGCGTATGTGACAAATGGCGACGTGCGATTCTTAGAGTGGTGCATTCGGACACGTCGCGGCGCGGCTGTGACGGTGTTGGGAGGCGCACATTGCGTCAATCTTGTTCATCTTGATGGGACGTGGGCAGCACTGATTGACAATAATGCACCGATGAATCCTATATGGATTCCGCGTAAGAGATTTATTGCCGAGTGGAAGGCAAGCTACGGTTGGGCTTTGACCGTGGTATATGCCCCCTCGGCTCCACTGCCATAACTCATAAACGCGATCTTAGTGTTGAGGCCAAAACAGCGCAGCGTGCTTGTCTTAGACGTAATCATCTTCGACGTAAACATGGTTTGACAGAGGATGATTACGAGCGTGTTCTAACTTCACAGTTGGGAGTCTGCGCAAGATGCAGGTCCTCTGATCCTGGAAACGGCCGACAACATTTCACCATTTGGCGGCGTGGGGTAGTAATTACGAGCTTCACGTTATTGTGTGCGCGATGCGTAATGTCTGAGAAGCAGACAAAGCGATCGCCGTATATTCGCACAGATGCTGGCCCCATCGCAAAAGTCTGCTCTAAATGTGGTAAAACCCTGCCACTTACGGAGTATTATCAAACTCGCAATTCACATCTTACCGGGGCATGTAAAGCGTGTCTTGCAGATTATGGAATGGATTTGCGACTGCGGGACGCGAATAAACTGCACCAACGAAAAGGGGCGCTGCGAAAATATGGTCTTACCTTAGACCAGTATAATGCTCTGCTAAGTTCGCAAGATGGGAAGTGTGCAATCTGCGGGTCGACTAATTCTGGCCGCATGAGTGATAAACATTTTTGTGTTGACCATGACCATCAAACAGGCCAGATACGCGGGTTGCTATGTCATTGTTGTAATCTTGCGGTTGGGCACTTCAAAGATCAAGCTATCTTATGTCGAATGGCCGCCGCATACCTTGAACACGTAATCAACTGAGGCGCAAATGAACAAGTTGCTTTTGTGTGTGATGATTGTGTTGCTTGCGGCAACAACCAGTATGGCTGACAAAGTGAACGGCGTACTCGCTGAAGAGCGTGTGATTTCACTGCCTCAAGACCAAAACAAATGGTACATCAGTGTCGTCGGGGACCCCCAAGACGCCCGATACTTGGAAGTTACGTCTTGGTTCAATGTTGACCCCAGCCTGAAGAAGCTGCGAACGCAAGTCCACTTCGTCGGGGTGACTAGCGACATGGCGATTTTCAAGTCGCGATACGCCCCTAATGTCAAGAGTCTGCCGACTGTTCGGATGCAGAAGTCTGATGGTGAGGTGGTTTACGAGCAGTCGGGTGTAGGGATTCCTATGACATCCGCAGGACTCTATGGTGCAATGGCTGATGCAGCCCAATCTGCTCAGGGGCTTCGACCGCTTTTGCCTTGGCGACGGGACATGGAACGGCGCGTGGATAACGAACGCGAACCGGCACCACAGCCCGAGCCTGATGTAACCCCTGAGCCGCCCAACCATCAAGGTGCGCCGGTTTTTGATGATCGGCCGTTGACAGAGGGTAGTTCTTACGTTTTTTTGCCTTTGGCAATGCTCGTTGGCTTTGGTGCAGGTGTGGTTCTTGGCTACGGCAAGACGTTTGCTGCTAAGGTTTACCCTGGCGTCCGCTAATCAATCATCTGGAGATACATAATGAACCCGACACTCGTGATTTGGATTTTGGCTGCTGTTGTTGCCGTTCTCTTGGGCCGTGAAGTTGGTAAGTGGGCTTACGGTGCGAGCGAGAAGTTGGCAGTGAAGAAGCGTGCTGCTCAGAAGCTATCCGGTCGTCTGCGTGAAGCCGGCCTCAAGCTGATTCCGTCGCTGTTGGAAGACTTCGCTGTTGGCGATGTCAACGATATGCTTCGGCGCATTGAAGACGTGTGCAAGATTATCGACGCTGGCAGCGATGCCATCGAGAAGGAATTGCAGAGCACGTTTGATGCTGTTCTGACGAAGAAACTCGCTTCGCCGGAAGGTCTGGCCTACATCAAGGGAAAGGCTTTGGAAGCTGAACAAGCTGCCAAGGCTCTTGAAGCTGCCAAGTAACTATTGACCGGCTCCGAGATCGGAGCCGGTTCTGTTTTGGCCCTTTCGTGAGGACCAAAACAGAACTGAAATGGAGACTCAATATGCGATTCCTGATTGCTTTGGCTTTGATTCTTGGCTTTGGTTGCGAGGCTCCATCTCGAACCCCCGAGAAGAAGCCGACGCCGAAGCCGAAAATTCGTTTGATGGCATTCACAGCCGACTGGTGCGGTGCGTGCAAGCAGCAACACCCTGTTTTGATGAAGCTAGTTGCCCGCCATTTCAATGTGCAGATCATTGACATTGATCGGCACCCGATACTGGTCGCCAAGCACAAGATCACAAAAGTGCCGACCTATCTCCTTTTTGTGGACGGGCGCGAATACCGCTCCCACGATATTGAGGAGATTGTGGAATTGCTCAGTAAACGCTGGGACGGGTGATGCCATGCCACGACGACGCCGGTGCCGAAACTGCCCGGAGGATTGGCACGGCCTGTCGCCGCCTGTGAAATCGCCGCCCCAGCCAAAGACTTTCTCCCCGTCGGATTTGCCGAAAGGCCCCGGCGGGGTTCTTACATACGAGAGCGAAGCTGCCAAACTCTGGCAGCACGCCATCTATGCCAGTGCCACGTTGGCCGAGTTGCTTTTTGGCTATGTGGCGACCGACATGCCGGGCGACCCACTCCCTGCGATGCGACGTTTGCACGCGCGCCTGGGTGAAATCATTCAAATACGTGAGGAACGAACCAAGTGAAAATTCAGATTCCACACCACCCGACTCATACTATCTCGATGCTGACAGTCGAGACACCAAAAGGCACGTTCTACGCCTCGTTTGACGACCGGCATCTTGAGTACGATTTTCGACTCCCAGAAGGTGTAGAAGAAAAGTACGTTGGTGCCTACGTCGAGTTCGGTCTCCAAGATGGTCGAGTTGATCCGCTGTTGAAGCGGGTTGTGGTTTGCGAGGCTGAACCCTGGCCTGAGTCGGAGCCGCAGCCAGTGGTTGTTGAGTCTGACGAGCCGATCGTTGAGCCTGAAGAGATGGTCTACAAGCCTGTGGTCGCATTAGCATATCCCGTCCGACGCAAATTTCAGAAGCCCTAAGATGCACCGATCCCATGAACCCAACTATCAGCGAAGACTTCTTGATGGCCTTCGCAGAGGGTCTATCTGGTAGAACACTTACTACTTGTTCGCGTTGGTCTGCCAAGCGGCGTGTTATGGGTGAGCCGTTTCCAGGGCCATACGGGTGGAAGTATCACCCGTGGGTGCGTGAGATTCTCGATTCACCGGCCCCGTTCAATTACGCAATGAAGGCCGCCCAACTGGGCGTGACGGAAGTCGCGATCAACCGCGCGTTGTACGTGATTGATCGGCTACATCGCGACGTGCTCTACGTGCTGCCCACTGCAACCAACGCGAGCGATTTCTCGAAGGCTCGCTTCAATACCGCTCTGGCATTAAGCCCGTACTTGCGGTCGCTGTTTCACTCAACTGACACTGTGAATCTCAAGCAGGCAGGGGCCAACAATCTCTACATTCGCGGTTCGCGAGGCGACAGCAACCTGAAGTCCATCCCTGTGTCTGACTTGGTATTGGACGAGGTGGACGAGATGTCGCAGAGTCAAATCTGGTTGGCATTGGAACGACTCAGCGGGCAGATTGAAAAGCATGTTTGGGGTATCAGTACGCCGACGATTCCAAACTTTGGAATCCACAAGCTGTATCGGACTTCGACACAGGAACACTTCTTCTTTTCTTGCCCGTGCTGTGGTCGCACAACTGAATTGATCTGGCCGGATTGTGTCGAGATCATTGGTGAGACTGTTGCTGACCCTCGTTGTCACGAGTCATTCTTGCGGTGTAAGGAGTGCAAGGGACGCCTGGAACATCGAACCAAGCCTGAATGGCTGAGTAAGGCCGCTTGGAGATCGACTATTCCTAATGGCAACCCCGACATTCGCGGTTTTCAAATTTCTCAGTTGTATTCTTCTACGGTGTCCCCGGGCGAAATGGTTGTGGCCTATCATCGCGGTCGCGGTGATGAAGCTGCGGCAGCCGAGTTTAGCACCTCGAAACTCGGTGTGCCTTTCTTGGGGGCCGGGGCTCAGGTCAATGACGACATGCTGGATCGCAGCATACGAGATCATTTGACAAGTGATCCGTTACCGCAAAATGGCAAACGACTTATTGTCCTCGGCGTCGATCAAGGCAAGACGAACTACTGGACTGCTTGCGAGTGGTTGATTGATGGCCCGATCGGCAGGGACGTGAATGCAGCCGCTATTTGCAAGGTGATCGGATTTGGAAAGTTTGGCGAAGAGGAGTGGTCCACGTTGGATGAGTTAATGCGCGCCTATCAGGCTCGCGCCTGCGTGGTCGACGCCGATCCCAACATAAACGAAGCGAGGCGCGTGGCCCGACGTTTCAGCGGATACGTGTGGTTGACTCGTTTTCGTCGGGGCTATGCGGCAAAAGAAATGTCCATCGAGGACGCAGACTCAGGGGCTCCGATCGCTCAATGCGATCGAACCTCGTGGGTGGGCGGGACACTCAGTCGCTTCAAGACTGATCCTACTCGCATCTGGCTTCCACGCGATATTTCGCTGGAGTACCGGGAACACCTCAAATCACAAGTCCGAACATACCAGAAAGACGAGACTGGGAATTCGCGTAGTGTTTACGTTCCGACTTCCCCAGATCACTTCTGCCTGTCCCTCGTATACGCAGAGATTGCATTGCCATTGGCGGCTTCGATGGCTGCGAATCAAGACATTGGAAAGTTTCTTTGAGGCCGGGAGATTTAAGAATGGGCATAACTCCGAATCGCATCATTGACTCACGGCATCCTGGCGTTACTTCTGGCCTCAGTGATTGGGCGCTGTTTCGCTGCACATTCCGAGGTGGCGACGAGTTCCGGTCTCAGTATCTTCAGATGTTCTCGAATCGCGAGGATCGGGCTGACTTTCAGTTGAGACGCTCGATCACTCCCGTCCCTGCCTTTGCGAAGGCCGCGATCAACGACATTCGCAACAGCGTGTTTCAGCGGATGCGGGACATTCTTCGGCGAGGTGGTAGCGAATCCTATCAGCACGCAGTTGCCGGACTTGATCTTGGCGTCGATCGTCGGGGCAGCACGATGAATGCTTTCGTCGGCATCAAACTGCTGACTGATTTGCTGGTGATGGGACGTGTTGGCTGTTACGTGGATGCCCCCGTGCTCGCCGTGCAGCCGACATTGGCTGACAGCCAGGGTGCTCGACCATATCTCTACAACTACTCGATCGAAGATATTCTTAACTGGAGTAGTAGCAAAGCAGACGAGCCGAGCGAGTTTCAGAGTGTGTTGCTTCGCGACACAGTGATGCAGTACGACCAGATGACGATGCTGCCTACACTCACGACACAACGATACAGGCTGTTGTGGATAGATCAAACGACCCGCTTTGTCATGCTTCAGTTCTACAATCTCGCCGGTGAGATGGTGGACGCGAACGGCTCCCCTGCCACAAGCCCGACGCAACTTGAATTGCGTCGGATTCCCTTTGTCATGCTGGACATCGGTGACAGCTTGTTGAAGGACGTGGCCTATCATCAAATTGCACTGCTGAATCTCGGGTCCAGCGACATCAACTACGCCCTCAAAGCGAATTTCCCCTTTCTGGTTGAGCAACGCGATCTGCGGGCAGTTGGTGGCCATATAAAGCAAGCAGCAAATGCTGAAGGCACCGCCACATCGGGCGGCCAGGGTGCCGCTGACACCGACCAGAAGGTAGGTGTTGTTCACGGCAGGGCCTATGGCAAAGACTTGAATGCACCTGCGTTCATCAATCCGAGCAGCGAACCGCTGACAGCCTCATTGGCTTTGCAGGAGAAGCTGGAGAACGACATTCGACGCCTGATAAATCTGGCGGTCACCAACCTCGGGATCAAAGCCTCTGCGGACTCCAAGCAGATGGACAATCAGGGGCTCGAAGCCGGGTTGTCTTACATTGGCTTGATCCTAGAGGGCGCAGAGCGGCAGATCGCCGAGCACTGGGCGGCCTACGAACATCGTGAGATCAGCAAGCGGCAGGTCCCCGTCATCAAGTATCCTGATCGGTACAGTCTGAAGACGGACTCTGACCGCATAGGTGAGGCTGAAAAACTGTCAAAACTGATGTTTGCAGTTCCTGGGCGAACTGTCAAACGCGAGATCGGCAAGCTGATTGTCACTGCCCTGCTTGGAGGCAAGGTGGACGTGGCCACGATCGAAACGGTCGAACACGAAATTGACGGTGCCTCCTACACGACCAGCGATCCGCAAGTCATTATCGACGCTGTAAATGCAGGGCTGGCGGGCAATAAAGTGGGCTCAATGGCTCTTGGTTTTGATGAGAATGAGCATCTGCAAGCTCAGAAGGATCATCTTGAGCGTATTCTCCGAATTGCGGAGGCACAATCAAGTGTTAAGGGCGATCCTGCTTCTCGGGGTGTGCCTGATCTTTCGGCTGATCCTAAAGCTGGCAGCGATGAAAAGACACTGAGTCGGAACACAGATATGCACGCTTCTACTGCTCCGCGAGTTCGCGGGGAAGGAAAGGAATAATCATGTTGGAAGTCAAAGAAACCTCCCCCGCTCTGGAGTTGCAGCACGGCCATACTGTGGTCGGTGTGACACAATCTCCATTGTCGAGTCGGAGCTACAAGTTTGCGCGGGGTATTATGATTCGTACCCCCGGCGTCAACGATCCGGTGCCGAATGTGGATATTGTGTATGTCGGCCGTCGTGGCGTGTTGGCAAACAATAGTTTGGGCGGCGGGATGCCTTTGCTTCCCGGCGCTAACTTAGAGTTGCCTGTCGATGACCCTTCGCAAGTTTACGTGATCTCGGGCACAGCCAGTCAAGATGTCGCGTGGATGGGGGTGTAAGCCATGTTCAACATTGACGAACCATCCGGGCAAGTTGGTCCTTCGGGACCCTCTGGCCCGAGCGGAGGGCCAACGGGACCGACAGGCCCGGCCGGACCGAGCGGACCTCAAGGACATCTTGGAGCGACAGGTCCGAGTGGGCCAAGTGGTGCTGTCGGTGCCACTGGTGCAACAGGTGCTACTGGTCTGCAAGGTGACGCCGGGCCGAGTGGCCCGAGTGGTCCGCAAGGTGATGCAGGGCCCAGTGGCCCGAGCGGTCCGCAAGGTAATGCAGGGCCCAGTGGCCCGAGCGGTCCCAGCGGTCCCAGCGGTCCGAGTGGTCCGCAAGGTGAGATTGGCGAGACCGGTCCGGATGGCGCTACAGGGCCGAGTGGCCCGAGTGGCCCTATTGGTGATACAGGACCGAGTGGTCCGACCGGGCTGGATGGTGCCACAGGACCGACAGGTGACACAGGGCCGAGTGGCCCGAGCGGCCCCGAAGGATCAAGTGGCCCCGAAGGACCAAGTGGTCCGAGCGGTGGACCCACAGGTCCGACCGGCCCTGATGGGCCGAGTGGCCCCAGCGGCCCAACAGGTCCGAGTGGACCAACTGGTGCAGGCGCAACCGGCCCGAGCGGTCCCAGTGGTCCGTCCGGTCCAATTGGAGCCACAGGGGCGATGGGCTATAGGGGCGCTACAGGTCCGACAGGACCGCAAGGCGTTGCGGGAGATACTGGACCAACAGGCCCGACAGGATCGGTGGGAGCCACAGGCCCGCAAGGTAGCAGTGGACCGACTGGGCCCACGGGACTAACCGGACCAACTGGGGCTGTAGGGCCGACCGGCGCAGGTGCGACGGGAGCCTCTGGTCCGACCGGACTCGCTGGAGCCACGGGCCCGAGCGGACCGCAAGGTTTGCAAGGAGAAGCCGGAGACACCGGAGACACAGGCCCAACAGGACCGATTGGCCCCACAGGGCCTCGCGGTGTGACGGGAAACCTTGGTGCGACAGGTCCTATTGGCGCTACTGGGCCAAGTGGTGGCCCGACTGGACCAACAGGGCCAAGTGGTTCAACAGGGCCGAGCGGGTCGAGCGGACCGAGCGGACCGAGCGGACCGAGCGGACCGAGCGGACCGAGTGTTACGGGAGCTACTGGTCCAACTGGCTCTACAGGCGATACCGGCCCGAGTGGGCCGAGTGGGCCGAGTGGGCCGAGCGGCGGGCCCACAGGGCCCACAGGGCCCAGTGGACCAAACGGCCCGAGTGGACCGAGTGGACCCAGTGGACCGAGCGGACCAACGGGACCGAGTGCGGGTTTACCAACCGCCCCAACCGGTGTTGAGCAGTATTGGTGTCTGCGGTCGGATGTGTATGGGGTTTTGAGTTGGTTCCCGTTCTTGCCGTAG